TAAAAGAGAAGTCTACAGACGATATCGAGTATGTTTACGTTCTGGTTAATCCCGGGTATACTTCCTTGGTTAAGATAGGAATGACCATTCATGACGTTCCTAGGAGAGTCACGGCAATAAACGCTACAGCCACGGTTGAGGAATGGGTTCCGAAATTTGCTTTACCTTTGAAAAAGGGTACGGCTATGAGAGTAGAAAAAGCTGTTCATAAGCATTTTAGTTCCGTTAGGGTTTCTTCCGATAAAGGCGGTTCTAGAGAGTTTTTTAAAGTTACTCCTTTTGAGGCTTTTGATAAGATTCGTGAGGTAGGAGCATTGTTTACTGTAGGGGAATGTATAATTTATTAGAATATATAAGAAATCTTGCGAACTTAACAGGTGTCTGGGGAGGATATATAAAAATCTTGCGCGGCGATTCTTCGAAAATAACTTATAAAATAGTTGCCCCTTCCCTTTTTTCTTCGTATATTTAGGTACAATCAAAAAATAGTGTTATGAAACAGTTGAAAAATTTATTTCTTTTATTACTTTCTTTATTCGTTTTTAGTTGTTCTACTCCTGAAATTGAGCCTGATGTATGTTTAAATGGTAATTGCGGTGCTGAATTTTGGGTAGATACTCAAGGTCATCCTGGAACTTACCAAGACGGGCAAGGAGTTTGGCATATAAAACACGCTGGATTGAATTATTTTACTGTAAAAGGTACTGTAAATGAGTTAGATCCTCACTATGTTATCAATGGGATTCCACTGGTAAGCGTAGGTTTTGATTCTAATTTCTTCTATACACCAGGGAATGTAATATGGACTTACCCTGTTTATTCTTACTTAGGACTATGGTCTAGTAATCAAATGAACACACCTATCCCTGTCGGAACTCAGACTTACACCTTTCCACAGCTTATAGGGCAGACAAATATAATGAACCTAACAGGATATACAATTCAACGCAATCCCAATGTAAATGTGAATCACCCAGCATATAAGACGTATTTCGCTACTTACAGTAAATATACTTACAGACCTCAGCAGTCTATGACGTTTTTTACAGACTTTATAGGTAGAACAGCAACAATCTACATAGAGGTAACTCTAGGAGAAAACAAGAAAACTGTATTAAAAGAGCTAAAAGTAATGTTCGAACTGTAAGAGTTGTTTCCCAAAAAAAAAGTTCATACCTTACCCCTATATGGATTTATAAAGTATAAAGAAGTATTAATAAATTAAAAATAAAAAAATGAGAAACAAAGACTTGTTTACACAGAAATTAGAGAGATTTGAATCCGAAGTAAAGAAAATAGGGTATCATATTCATCGTAACGAGCAATCAGAAGCGTATGAAAAGGTACAGGAATTACTAGAAAAGATAGGGGATCTTAGAACTTTATTAAATACAGAATCTCAAGACTAATGAATCTTTCGGCAGAACAAATAGAAAAGAATTGGGAGAAGCATCTTAAAATTGTAGATACTTTTATAACAGGTGACCGTAGGGATAAGTTAAAAGCTCTTTACCTAGACCTATCCGATGAAATGATTATGGCTCCTGCCTCCGGAAAGACTTTCTACCATAATGCTTTCCCGGGAGGGTATATTGACCACGTTAACCGTGTTGTTCATTGTGCTTTAAAAACGAAAGCACTATGGGAAGAAATGGGTACTTCTATAGACTTTACCGATGAAGAGTTAGTTTTTGCTGCTCTTAATCATGATTTAGGTAAAATAGGTTCTAAAGGAAAACCTAATTATATTCAACAAACAGATAAATGGAGACAAGATAAATTAAATGAAATGTATACTCCTAATAAGGATTTAACCTTCATGCTTATACAAGACCGTTCTTTATTCACCCTGCAGCAATATGGTATAGCTTTAACTGAGAGAGAATTCTTAGCTATTAAATTACATGATGGATTATATGATGATGTAAACAAACCCTACTACATGTCTTTTAGTCCAGATGCTAAATTTAAAACTAATTTAGTGTATATTCTTCATAATGCAGATTTTTTAGCATCTAAAATAGAATACGATAATTGGAAACTCTCAGGAGGTTCTACAGAAAATAAAGCAGAGAAAACTAAAGCAAGTACAGGTAGAACAGTTAATGCTTCAGAAGGGTTAATGAATTTAGTAAAAAATATTTAAACAATGGAAATAGTATTATCAATTTTAGTATTAATTATTCTAGTTCTAACTTATGTGGTTTACAATTTAAACCGTAAAGTAATTAAACAGGAAGATGTGTTAGAGTACCAAGTTGACTATCTAAGAAAAGTTTCGTATCTTATTAGTGAATCAAAAATTTACGTTGAACAATTAGATGAGTCAGGAGCATTTAGATCAGATGATGAGGTAGGAGTTTTCTTTAATTTTATGAAAGAAATACAAGATACAATAAATGATTTCCGTCTCCCAGAAGAGTATGGCAAAACCACCAAATAAAGATAATTACTATTTCACACAAGAAACAGAGGATGCAATCGTAAGATATAACGCATCCTCTGATCCTGTTTTTAGAGATACGGTATTTAAGAAAGAGATATACCACCCACTTTACAAGCTAGCAGAGAATATTATACATACTTTTAAGTTTTATTACTTAGATGTAGATAGTATAGAGGATTTAAAGTTAGATGTAGTTAGTATGCTTGTAGAAGAAAAACTTCATAGATTTGACGCTACCAATGGCGCTAAAGCGTTTTCATACTTTCAAACAATAGTAAAGAGATGGCTTATAAATTATAATAATCGTAATTATAAGAAGTTAAAACAAGTAGGATCTTTTGAAGAAATGGAAGATTCTTACGAAACAGAAGGAGCACCAGATTCTGAAAGACGAATAGCCTTAGCATCTATAGTTAATTTTTTTATAGAAAGCAGTTACGACAGTATGGAGGAGCTTTTTCCTAAAGAACAAGATCAAAGAGTAGCAGACGCTATACTCACCCTATTTAGAACACGTCATGATTTAGAAATTTTTCGAAAGAAAGCTCTCTACATCTACATAAGAGAGATGACTGACTGTGAAACACCTACCCTCACCAAGGTTATATCTAAACTCAAAGAAGAATTTTATAAAATATACAAATCTTACCAAGATGCAGGATTTTCTATTCAATAAGATATAAACAGATATTTATATAATAAATAGACTATGGGATTAGATACAACAATATTCGGGAAAAAGACCGTTTCTGATGTTCTAAAAGAAATTTACGATAATTCTAAGAATAAAGAAAAACAAATCAACGCTCTTATCGGAGAGTTGAAACCTCTTGTTGAGAACATAGGAGATGCAACTTTAGTTGTTCCTATGATAAAAGAGTATTTAGAGGTTGGAGTAAAGAATGATGAACATCTTATTAAAATGGTAGCACTTGTTCAAAGACTAGAAGGTACAGCAAAAGGATCTGAAGCAGACTTCTTCAACCCAGAAGAGCTTGCAAAACTAATGGAACAGAGCGAAGAGCTTGGAAAGCAATTAGATAAAAAAGACGAAGAGTAATGGCAGTTAAGTCGCATTTTACACCCAGTAAAGGTTCTTCAGGAAGCTCTACAGGCGGTTCAGGAGCAGGGAATCAATACGGAAGAGTAGTTAGTACTATTTTATCTGCAAATGACCCTAACTGTAAAGATCCGTCCATGTTAAATGGAGTATACTATAGAGCTGCTAAAATCGCAGGTGATGAAAGTGAGATAGATACTCTACTATTTGCATACCAAGGAAGTGCGACAATAAGAGTTATTCCTATGGAAGGTGAGATGGTTCAAATAGAATCAGCTCCTGGAGCTAATAGCCAAGGAACAGTTGGTGCAACAGTCAAATACTGGACTAAAATAGTAAACGTTTGGAACTCCCCACATCATAATGCCTCTCCAGATACTAAACAAGTAGGGTGGCAAGACAGGTTAATAGGCGGAGCTAAAGAAGAAGCTAATATAAATCCACTACAAGCAGCACCGGGAGATACTTTAATAGAAGGTAGATTAGGACAGTCTATAAGGTTTGGAGGAAATAAAGGAGCAGAATCTACATTAATTGGAGATTCAAATAACGGAAGCCCTCTAATCATTATAAGTAACGGACAAATAGTTACAGATAACGGAATAGATCCTATAGAGGAGAATATAAATGATGATTTTAACTCACTGTATTTTACATCTAAACATGTAATACCTCTTAAATCTATTAATACAAAAAGAGATTCTTACGATGTACCGCCGATAACCTCAGATAAGTATTTAGGTAATCAAGTACTTTTAAACGGAGGAAGACTTTATTTTAATGCAAAAGAAGATAGTGCTTTTATTTCTGCTAAAGAATCTATAGGATTAAATGCAAGAACTTTAAATTTTGATGCAATAGACTATATGTGTGTAGATGCCAAGCAGATATACTTAGGGGTAAAAGCTAGAACAGCAAGAACAAAAGAGCCTGTAATCTTAGGAAGACAGTTAGAAAACTGGATGAATTCTCTATTAGATGCACTAAGCAGTGTAGCATCTGCATTATCATCAGCCGCTGCAGTAAGTGGAGGGCCGGTAACACAGTTAAATGCAGCAGGACCAGAACTACAAGCAGTTGTGAAATCTTTACGAACTCAAATAAAACAATTTCAATCAAATAAAGTCTTCACAGAGTAATGGCAGATACAAAATTAACACCAGAACAATTACAAGTTCAAGCAACTGCTCTAAAAGAAGTAGCATACGAAAAACTCGCTAAAGCAGAAGAAGGTATAGAGAGAGCTAAGAAATTTGCAGCATCTCAAGGAAGACTTACTAAAGTATCTGCAGCATTAGAGAAAGCACAAGCAGCTCAAGCACAGTTTAACGAAACAAAAGCAAAATTTGAAGCGTACAAAGCTAAAGCAGAAGCTGCAGCTAAGAAAGCAAAAGAGCTTAAAAGAAAACTTGAAGAAACTAAAGCACTATTAAAAGCAGCAGGACCTTCTGCAAAAGGAATTGCAGGAGTAATTGCAGTACAGATAGGGGGAATGAGAGGAAAACTTATTGCTCAAATACAGCAAAGAGTATTAGAGTCACTAAGTAAGTTTGTGAATGAATGTCCAAATGCAAAAGAACTTCAAAAGATTATAAAAATTAAAAATAATCTCTCAAAAAATATAGGAGCTTTTCAAAAAAGAGCACAGAAGTTTAAGAGTACAGCAGGACAATTAGTAAGAATAGCAAGTACAGTTAGAGTAGCTATTACTGTTATTAAAAACATTCCAACCCCGACAGCAATTATACCTCCAGGAAGTCCAGGAGGATTAGGGGTTCCTATGAATATCCTTAATAGATACTCAGATAAGTTAATACAATTAGATAAACTTGTAGAAAAGTATACAAATGAAGGTACAGCAATACTTTCAACAGTAGAAGGGATAATACCGCCTATTGATAATATAAAAAACAGATTAGATTCAATAGATATTGCAATTCAACAATGCAGTACCGATACAGCAACGACTTTAGATTTAGCTAGTATATTAGCAACCGCACAGCCAAAAGATAATACAGGTTCAGAAGGGACACCTATAGATGTACTAACAGGTCAACCTGATCCAAAATACACTTATAGAGGGTATACTTTAGCAGTTGTACAAGATCCTAACTCTCCAAAAGTAGCTCCAAGGAGATTTGCTGTAGCAAAAGATGGAAGGGGGATAGTTGTACTAAAAGGACAGCCATCTTTTAGTTCTTCTACAGATATACTTCTAGAGGAATTGAAATTTAGAATAGATAATCAATTACCATAACATAACTATTTATTAATATGAAGTTAGATTTATTAAAAAAATTAATCAAAGAAGCAGTAAAAGAAGCGGTTCGTGAAGAATTAGCAATAGTTCTTTCTGAAGATGTAAGAACTGCCTCTAAAACTCCTATAGTACAGCATGTGACAAAGTATGCAGAACATAAACCAATAGTTGCAAAACCAGTACCTACAGGGAATCCAATTATGGATCTAATGAATGAGACAAAACATTCAATGACTCAAGGAGAATATCAAAACCTAGTAAGTGCTACATCTGATATGGTTCAAGCACCTGGATTAGGAATGAACCCAATAACAGAGAATTTCAGACAAGGTCCTGAACCGGGATTAGATATTTCACAGTTTGATTTTATGATGAGAGCAGGAGATGTATACAAGGCATCAGTACAGAAAGATAAAGAAAGATTTGGAGCATAATGGCATTTAACGTACAGAAAATACATCCAATAGATTTACAACCTAGGAAAGCAGTTGGCGTTAGTCTTCCGTTCTCCTCTAAAGCTGTATTTAACTCTACGTATACAACCCAAGAGGCACTTAAATCTAATTTAATTAACTTCTTCTTAACAGGAAGACAGGAAAGATTCTTAAATCCAAATTTCGGAACAAACCTAAGAGCATTACTATTCAACCAGATGACACCTGATACTCAGGAAGAGATCAAAATAGAAGTTAGAAGAGGAATAGCTGATTGGTTTCCAAATATAATAATAGAACAACTATTAGTTGAAGAATCTCCAGACACACATGCAGTAACAATCTACATAAAATATAGTGTAGATCAGACAAATATACAAGACGAATTGTTAATTAATTTCGAACAATAATGGCTCAAGATAGAGATATAAAATATGTAAATAGGGACTTTACTGATTTTAAGACCCAGTTAACTGAGTACGCAAAGAATTACTTCCCAGACGCTTATAATGACTTTTCTCCTACATCACCAGGTATGATGTTTATAGAAATGGCAGCATACGTAGGTGATATTTTATCATTCTATCAAGATACTCAATTACAAGAAACATATTTACAGTACGCTAAAAATCCTGCAAATTTATATAACTTAGCTTATATGATGGGATATCGACCAAAGGTAACAACAGTTTCTGAAGTCGATATAGAAGTATCATGTACAGTACCGCCAGCAGCAAACGGAGAACCAAACTGGGCAGTAGCACCTCAATTAGGAGCTGGAACAGAACTTGCATCTACAACCTCAGGACAAGCTAAATTTATTATAGATAAACCAGTTGATTTCAGCTTCTCTAGTTCGTATAATCCAACATCAGTTGCTGTTTCACAACTAGATCCACTTACCTATATTCCTACAGAATTTATACTTAGAAAAACAGCTAAAGCATATTCAGGAGAAATAAAGCAAATTACACAAGTGATTGGTACTGTTGAGAAATTTAAAACAATAACAGTAGATGATACTGATATAGTAGGAATTCACTCTATAGAAGATGCTGACGGAAATACATGGTACGAAGTACCTTTCTTAGGACAAGATACTATTTTTAAAGATACACCTAATATAGGAGCATCAGACAGTAATGTAGCTCCTTACTTATTATCATTAGAGAAAGTACCGAGAAGATTTGTTACTAGATTTACCTCTACAGGTCAATTACAGATACAATTTGGATCAGGAGTAACAGGAACTGCAGATACAATACTAACACCAGACCCTACTAATATAGGATTAGGACTTACGCCATTTAATATTAATATTGACTATGCATATGATCCTTCTAACTTCTTAGTTACACAGACTTATGGATTAGCTCCTTCCAATACTACTCTTACCATCAGGTACATAGTAGGAGGAGGAGTAACAGCTAATGTACCTGGAAATACAATTACAACTGTAGTAAATAAGTTTCCATTAGGAAATACAACTAGACAGAATACTGTAGTATTTAATAATCCACAAGCAGCAACTGGAGGTAGAGATGGAGATACAGTAGAGGAATTAAGACAGAATGCTCTTAAATCTTTTAACGAACAAGGTAGAACAGTTTCTTTACAGGATTATATCGTTAGATCTTTATCACTACCGTCAAAATACGGTTCAATTGCAAAAGTATATGTAGCTCAAGACCAGTTATCAAACCCTAATTCTAAAGTAGATAGTATAATAGATAGTAATCCTTTATCACTTTCTATCTATACATTAGCTTATAATAATAACGGAAACCTTATACAAGCAACACCTAACCTGCATAATAACTTAAAAACATACCTATCACAGTACGTATTATTAACAGATGCTATAAACATAAAAGATGCATTTGTAGTTAATATAGAAATCGACTTTGATATAATAGTAAGACCTAACTACTCAGGTAGAGATGTCCTACTTGCTTGTACGAATAGGTTAAAAGATTACTTTAATATTACTAAATGGAATATTAACCAGCCAATTAATTTATCAAGTATATATACATTACTAGATCAAGAGAAAGGAGTACAAACAGTACAGAAAGTTAGAGTACTTAACAAAGCAGGAGGAGACTACTCAGAATATGCATACGATGTAGAAGGAGCAACAAAAAACAATATAGTATATCCTTCTTATGATCCTATGATTTTTGAAGTAAAATACTTAGATAGAGATATTAAAGGAAGAATAACAACACTATAATATGGCAGTATACAGAATATTCCCGGAAAAAGATACATTTATATCAACTGAAGCCGTTTTAGGAAACGCAGGTTTAGATGAAATAATCGAACTAGGAGGATATCCAGACCTAATAGGTACAGGGCAAACCAACCGAATACTTACTAAATACAGTACAGTAGATATAAAAGATGTGATTGCAAACAAGGTAGGAGCAGCTGGGTATAGTGCAAGCCTTAACATGTATTTAGCAGAAGCTTATGAATTACCAGTAGAATATACTGTGTATGTATATCCGGTTTCTGGGGCATGGGATAGTGGAATAGGTAAATTTGGAGATAGTCCAACTAATAAAACAGGAGCATCCTGGAAGTATAGACAGACAACAGAAACTAGCCCTTGGGTATTGGGATCATACGCACAATATACTACAGGTTCTTATGATTCCCCACTTACAGGAGGAGGTAACTGGTATACAGCTTCAGCAGGATTTAATATGGAATTTACACAATCCCACAACATTAACTCTACCCACGATGTAAACATAAATGTAACAAGAGCAATACAGTTAATAAACAGCAATACACTGGTAAATGATGGGTTTTTATTAAAACTCCCCGATGATATAGAGTATAATATGTCTTCCTCTATTAGGTTAAAATACTACAGTGCAGACACGAATACTATCTATCCACCATTCTTAGAATTTAAGTGGGACGATAGTGTATATACTACAGGATCTTTATCAGTTCTTTCAAATAGTATTTCAACAATAGGGGTAACAAACAATAAAGGAAAATATCCGGATGTAGGAAAACAGAGATTTAGAATATCTGCAAAACCCAAATACCCAGTTAGAACTTTTACAACCTCTTCAGTCTATTTAAAAAACTACGCTCTTCCATCAGGTTCATACTGGGGATTAAGAGATGAGAATACAGAAGAAATGATTGTTGATTTTGATACACAATTTACAAAAGTTAGTTGTGATCCAACAGGACCTTTCTTTGATGTGTATATGGATGGCTTGCAACCTGAAAGATATTATCGTATATTAGTTAAGACGACGTTAGACGGAAGTACTACAGTAGTAGATGATAAAAACATATTCAAAGTAGTAAGAAATGGCTAATGATATTCAAATAATAAAAACAGTCCATAATAAGACAGAATTTTCTAGGGTAATTGATAAGGGGTTTAAAACATACACTCAACCAGTACCGGAAGAAGATACAGATACACCAGAAGAACTCTTCAGGTTGTATGAAAAATTATATTACGTAATTGATATAGAGGGAGAAGAAGACTCACACGAGTATTTAATAAAAAAGAGTTCAGAATTAATATCTTATGAAAGAGATACAGAAGATATTCAACCTCTTCTAGATGAAATAGCACAGTTAAGAATTCAACTATTACAAGCAAATCAACAAATTCTTGACCTAGAAACAAAAACAGAGTAGATGGCAGAAATAAAGTACACAGCTAATAGAGACATACCAGGGAACATAGCAGGTGTTGAGAGATACTCTACAGAAGATACACAGTTAATCTCTTCCTTTGAGGTAAATAGTTCTTTTGATACCAGTAAGCATGTAGTAGAACTTCACCTACTATCCCTTAGTGATGATATATTATTTAGTGAATACGATTATAGAGGTTACAAACAATTAGGAAATGCTCAATCTTCAGGACAAGAAGGAGCATCAGTACTTACTATAGACCCTATTCAAGATAGTATCTCTTTTGACTACGGTAACGGAGGAATTAAACTACTGTACCACTTTTTAAACGACTTATTTACAGATGATACTTCTGCCGCAGAACTGTACATACAAGATATCTCACCAGATAGAACAGAGTTAAAACTTGCTTCACTAGCATTATCTCCTACAGATTTAGAGAGGTTTACTAATGTAATAAAAAGTAAGTTAGAGAGCGAAGCTTTCTTTAACGAGTTTAGGTTAAATTTTGAAGATAACGACCTACTTATCGGTATTAATATAGATACTCTAGATAATGGTATAGAGAAAGAAGTAACAGTAAAACTATATGAACCATTACCTTTTACTTACGGAATAAAAAGTAAGTTAAGGATAGTTGAATTAGTAGCTGATTCTGTCGCATACGAAGTACAATCTGAGGTAACACCTGAACCGGAAGTATTCCCAACTCTAAAACCTGCCAATTTCAACATAGACATACAGGATGAGAATATAATACCTACCCAGTATTTTAACTATGATGAATTATTTAGTTATCCATTAAATAATGCAAATAGTCAACTATTCTCTTTAGTTAACGAGAAAGGTGTCGATATAAGTATCGATCACACCTCTTATAAAGACTTTATACACTTCTCATCAGCTCAAGAAAGACTACTAAACTTTAAGTATAAATTAGACTTAGTAAC